TTAGGTATGGATATGACAGACGATCAGAGAGAAAAGGCCCAAGAAGTCATTATCCCAGTAATCATTGTTTCACAGATTGCAAATGTAATGATTGGGATGAGGAGGTAATATGAAAATAATCAAAAAGGTTGTGAAGGGATTCTTCACATGGCTTAAAGATGCAGGGGTGGAAGTAATTGCACAGGCCTTTACTCTCCTTGGCTTCTTCATCGCATGGCTAACTTTGACGGGATCAGCAAGAGACATTGTTGGTATTGCAGTACTTGCAACCACAGTGATATGGCTAATTACAATCCCGCTAAGAAAGGAGGACTAAAATGAAAGATAAATTAATGTGGGTCATAACCCTAGGCATACTTGGCTTTATTGGCTTAGTAGTTCTTGGTGAATATGCCTCAATGCTCTTACAGCAATCTTCAACGGGTGAAAAATTTGGAACCAATGAAGATGCTATCGCTTTAGTTCAAAATGCCTTAGTAGGTCTAATTGGAATTATTGGCGGATATTTCGCTGGGAAAGGAGATAAATAATGGCAACTAAAAAGATAGTAGAAGCCCCTAAGAAAGAAAAACCACAAAAGGCTATATCAAATATATTGATGCGTATAGTAGCAGTATTTGCTGCTTCAGGTTTATCAGTACTTGGTGCAGGAGCCGTAGTAGGAATTGACACCATACAAGCAGTAATGCTTGCAGGTCTATTAGGCGTAGCAACAGTCATTGAAAGGCTGGCAAGGGCTTTTTTGGACGATGGAAAACTCACATTGGCAGAGATCAATGATGCGTTTAAAACGGTAGACAAAAAGGCTAATTAGTCATTATTAAGCCTGCTTGACAGCCCCTTTTAGGGATGGTATACTTGAGTATACCTATCTGAAGGGGCTTCTTGCATGACCTGTATTGTCGTTTTAAAACATGAAGACAAAGTTTATATGGCTGGAGATCGTGGTGCATCAGATGATGGAACTATTCTAGCACTTCAAGCACCAAAAGTTTGGAAGACTGGTCCATATTTAATTGGGTATGCAGGATCAATGGACGGAGAAAGAATTCGTCACAACTTTAAGCCAACTGCTCCTACTATTAAAGATACAGATAAATTTATGCATACAAGATTTGTTAAAGAACTGCGTGACTTTTACAACGAGTTCTGGGTTGACACATCTAAAGAGGGAGACCTTGGTTTAATCATTGCAGTTCGTGGAGAACTATACGAACACAGTTCTGGAGATATGTCTTTATCTAAGTACATGCTTCCTTATCTTGCCATGGGTTCTGGATCAGAGTATGCATATGGGGTTCTATATGCAACAGATAAGCAAAAAAATGCAAGGAACAGAGTAATGCAAGCAGTAAATGCTGCTATCAAATTTAACCCATCATGTATGGGCCCAGTTGACATTGTCAGTGCTTAGGGGTATAATTATTATATGTTAGAAGAAATAGATCACGATGAGTTTACTATATGGTTGGAAAACGGTATAGATAGAGGGTGGATTACAGAACCATTCTGTAACACCCATGATGGAGATCCATACATGACTGCTGAAGAACAGCAGGAATGGGAAGACGGTGGAGATCCATGTCAAGTAGTTTTTAAAATAAAAGAATAAACAAACAACAAACAAGGAGAAAAAATGAAGAAAGCACTACTAGCACTACTATCAGCATTACTTGTAATCACAGTAGTTCAGCCAGCACAGGCACAAGATGAAAGAGTATTGGCAATTATTGACACTGCCATCAACTCTAATAACTTCCCTCAAATTATTCATGAGGTTTGCTTTACCACTGTAAAGTCAAAGGTTGTTTCTCAAAACATGTCTTGCCCTAATGGAGAACTATTTATGGAGGGCAAAGGAGCAGCATCTGCTCCATGGCCAACATCAATTAACAATGCTACCTACCATGGTGATTCAATGGTAAAGTCTGCTCTTACCGTTAATCCAAATCTAAAAATTGTTTTCATTAGATTTAATGATGTTACAACACTTGGAAATTCAAGGGGAGATGCAAGAGCCTTAGCACTAGCATTTGATTGGGTATCAAAAAATGCTGCTAAGTATAGTATTGATGCTCTTTCAGTCAGTCAATCTTCAGTAAGTGCAGGAAACCTTAAACTATGCACAAGCGATACAGTAACTGTCAATGCAGTAGCATCTTTGACTGCAAACAATATTCCAGTGTTTGCTGCAACAGGCAATGATCGACGCAAAGATGTTGTAGGATTTCCTTCATGTGTTAATGGGGTCATCGGTGTAGGCGCATTGGGCAACGCAACGCAACTAGAAGGATTGACAAACACAGGTCCTGGACTTGATATGGTTGCTCCTGGTAAGGTTCGTATCACTAAGTACAATGGCTCTCCAACAGATACTGCTGGAAGTTCTGTGGCAACTGCAGTTTCTGCAGCCTCATATGTAAATCGCAACACCTTTAGCACTTTTGGAGAGTATTTGTCGTCTCTTTCAAAGATTGTAATAGGGTCTGCCTCTTACATTCGTAATTAAATATCAGTCCTGGGTATGACTAAAAACTGCCCATGATATAATTATGGTGTCATATCAACAAGGAGGAATATTATGGCAGTAAAAGGTTCAGTAGAAGCAATCGTTGAGGTTGCAAAGAAAGAAATAGGGACTATTGAAGGTCCTAAAGATAATGAAACAAAGTACGGTGCATGGATTAAGGTTAACTTCCAACCATGGTGCCAGTCCTTTGTTTCTTGGTGTGCATTTACTGCGGGAGTAAAATCATTCCCTAAGTCTGCATCAACAGTAGCAGCATCAGATTGGTTTAAGAAGGCTGAGCGTTGGTCAGATGCTCGTAACGATGATCCACAAGCAGGAGACTGGATTTATTTTGATTTCCCAGATGATGGTGTAAATCGTATTTCACATGTTGGTCTTTGCATTAAGAACAACGGTGATGGAACTATCCAAGTTATTGAAGGAAACACTTCAGGAACTGCAAAGGGAGATCAGCGCAACGGCGGAATGTGCGTAGAAAAAACTCGTGCATATGTAAAGAACAATAAGAAAAAGTTGATCAATGCTGTAGTTGGTTGGGGTCGTCCAGTTTATACTGGAGAAGAAAATGCTCCACTACTAAGTAAAGCAGAAGCAACTACACCTACAAAGCCTGCTAAGAAAGCAGTAAAGAAGTCCGCTGGTGGCGGAGGAAAAGGTCATGTGGCACTATAATGGAATCTAAAAAGAAATCAGTACTAAAAACAATCAGTTGGCCATTTGTACATTTTACTTTTGTTTCTGGAATTTTATTTGCAGCAAGCCATATAATTTATGGTGAGGCTGAATGGGAGTATGTTGGACTATATGCACTTTCATACATGGCATTAGAAATGACATTCTATTACCTACATGAGAGAGTCTGGGCAAAGTTTGGACACAAGGTAAAATAATGCGTATTAAAATTATTAAGTTTGTAGTAAAGGCTTTAGGCTATGAATGGTCTGGAGATGAACTTAAACTGCCTGTTTGGTATGTGAAGGAAAAGAAAAAGAATAAATAATGAAAATTATTGACAATAAAATTTTTATATTAGAAGATTTTATATCTCCTAATACTGCAAGTTTTATTGTAGAAAATTTTTCTAAAGACTTAAAGCCAACACCACACACTGGTATTTATGGAAGTATTAGCAATAACGATGAGAATACACATAAAATTTGTGGCAAAAACAAGGTTATAAATTATGATGGAACTAAAGATGTTGCAGTTGATCTACTTATGAGTCTTTTCCCTAGTATAGAAAAAACAATGTCTGAAATTTTTAAAAAAAATATCGTAATGAAATCCTTTTTTTATAGTCATATGAAATCTGGTGGGAAAAACTCTTTGCATTATGACAACCATGAGGATCAGTATACTAATGATTATTCTGGAATACTATATTTAGCAGACAGTTATACTGGAGGAGCAATAAATTTTCCCAACCAAGACTTAAAATTACATCCAAAGCCAGGAACATTTATATGTTTTCAGGGCACGGAAGACATTCAGCATGAGGTACAAGAAGTAATAGACGGAGATAGAGTAAATATTATATGTTTTTTTAAGGAAATGGATATATATGCCAGCATATGAGTATGACTGCATGGCCTGTGCCATGAGGTATACAAAGGTTAGAAGCATGTCAGAAGACGATCCAGGCTATAAATGTGATACTTGCAATAAAGACTTGGTTCGTGTATACTCAGATATAGGAGTTACATTCAATGGCTCTGGATTTTATAAAACCGACAATCGGAAGGTATAATATGTTTACAATGCTTAAAGATGATGTAAAACCAGAATGGAAATTATCACCTTTAGATAGATGTGATAGGTGCAACGCAGAAGCCTTGGTTCAAGTAACTGGGCTAAATGGAGAACTATTGTTCTGTGGGCATCACTACAACAAGGTCATGGACAATGCTGTAGGATATGACAAAATGATGAAGTTTGCTATTACAATACTTGACGAACGAGAAAAGTTGGCGGTATAAAAATGTATGAATACTATGTAAGAAAAGTAGAGAACGTAGTAGATGGAGATACCATTGACGTTCTTATTGATTTAGGGTTTGATATTTTGTTTCAATCCCGTGTGAGATTGGCTGGTATTGATACCCCTGAGTCTCGTACGAAAGACCTGAAAGAAAAAGCACTTGGTCTTGAATCCAAAGAGTATTTAAAGAAGGCTCTAAAGGATGCTAAGTCTGTTGTAATTAAGACTGAAAAGATGAACTCATCTGAGAAGTATGGTCGCATTTTGGGCTGGCTATATGTTAATGGAGATACAGTGTCATTAAATGATATGATGATCAACGACGGCTATGCTTGGGGATACCTAGGTGATACTAAGGTAAAGGATTTTGACGCTTTGGTAAAGGCTAGAAAGAAGTCTGGCAAGTGAGCGATGAAGATAAGATATTTAATAAGTTAATTTTAACTGGTGGACTTAAGTTTGCTGGCAAAGATCCAGAAACGGGCGAAAATATGTATGTTAGAACAGAAATGTTAAAAGACATAGATCCTAATCTTGATCGAGAAATGACTTATTATTTTTCAGAGATAGCAATGAAGTTGTGGGAAAAAGGTTTTATTGACATGGACATTACTTCCCCTAACCCAATTGTAAACATAAGCGAAAGGGCTTTTGATATAAACAAAATAAATGCCCTTGATCCTAACGAGAGAACAGCGCTTAAACAAATTATAAAAGTTCTTTTCGATAAACAATGATAGAATTGTAGGATGGATGCGTTTATGAATGGCGCTTTAGGGGCAGGATTGTTAAGTATAGTCATGCTTTTACTTTTGTCTGTTTATATAGTTAGGTTACGGTTAAACTCAAGGGAACCCCAGATAATTAGCCAAGCAATGCTTCAGCACAGGTTCTCTAGCGGAAATAGGTATTCAAGAAAATTTAATACGAAGAGTCAGTCTAAAAATCATGAAAAAGAAACAAATGTTAGAGTTATCATCGTAGATGGCCAGGCGTACTGGATTAAAGATAACATTTTTTACAATGCCCCACTATTAAATGATATGGTTGATAAAGAGTCTGCACAAAGAGTTGACACAACTAACATGGATAAGGTACAATTAGATCAGATGTTGTTCATACTGGACAAACTAAGAGAAGGGATAAGTGATGATAGTAGGGGTTCAAGGGACACCTAGTTTCAAAAACTATAATATTTTTCTTAGAGCAATGGCAGTTGCATTATCTGAATTAAAAGAAAACGAGAAAGATTTTTATTTATATACTGCTGGTCCAGGAAACATTAGTGCAATGGCATCAGAGTTTGTAAATCTTTCTGAAAGAGGAATGAAGGCTAGAGGAAAGTCTATTAAACTGTTTAGGGTTAGCCCTGAATGGATTGAAGAAAACATAGACAGTTTTAATCATTTTGCTTTTGTTGCTAATCCAAAAGAGCAAGTTTCTAAAGTAGTTAACTTGTCAAGATCAAAGAACATCAACACAAACGTATACAACTTTTAAGGAGTACACACAATGATATCAATTAATTCTCTTGAAAAAATGGAAACAATCGTTTCTAAGAACAGCAACTTGTCCTGGGATGGGTGGGATGTTGTAGAGATGGTAAAGTCAAATAAGGCTTTTACATCAAAGCACGGAGCATTAAAAAATAATGCCTGGCATCTAAAAAAGATTTTTGTCGTTTCTAGAAGTGGATGGGAAATACCTGACAAGTATGTGAGGTAGTATGAATAAGTATAAATGGAAAGACGATGCTGCATGCCTGGATTATGACACAAATGTGTTTTTTGACAAGTATGAAGAAGATGAATTGCTAAGGCCTGCCGTAGATCTGTTATGTTCTACATGTCCTGTAAGAAAAGAATGTTTTTCTGTTGGTATTTCAGGAAAAGAATGGGGAGTTTGGGGCGGGGTATATTTAGAAAATGGAGAAATATCAAAAGAATTTTCTAGCCACAAGACAAAGACTGACTGGGGAACCACATGGCAATCCCTAACAATGGAGTAATATGTATACAGATCAGATGAGAAGAGCCTTTAGGTCTTTGGACTGTCCAAAAGGATTTTCTTTGGAAGTAATAGATAACGACAGTTTTATTACAGTCAAAGCAAAAGAAAAAGTTTTCATGTCTTTAGAAACAGTCGATCTTAAAAGACAGGCTGTAGAATATATGATTCGTGTTAAAAAGGCTTTAGAAGATAATGGGGCAATAGTCCTTTTAGTTAGAGAGGGTGGTAAAGAAGTATGATTGAATTAGTTTTAATTTTTATTCTGTCTATTCTTACTTCTTTGTTTTTATATCTTTATTTAAAACAAATAAAAAATAACAAGGCTATTCTTGCCAATACACTAAAACTATTGCTGCATCAACAACAAGAACACGAAGCCAACAAAACAGATAAAGAAAAATCTAATGAAGATTTTTTAAAATTTGTTTCAGATTCTCGTGATTGGGCATATCAATACATAGAAGAAGTTCAGGCTGGCCTTAAGTCATTTATTAATGAGGTTGGTCCCCAGGTTGAATACTATGATAGATATGGTGCAGCAGTAGATGGTATGGTTGCTCCACATGACTTCGCATTAAAAAAAATATCTTCAGAATTTAAAAAATTAAAAAACTTACTGCCAGAAGATTATGATAAAATAGTATAATGAAATTTTATTATTTTGGTGGTGTGTTTCAAGAAGAAAGTCCTGAGTCAGCACACAATCTAGAAAAAAGCAATTTTTCTGGCGTGATGTATACTTATGATCCAACACAAGGGGACATGTTTATAAGGGTTGCAAGAGAAATGAAACTAAACAAAAAAATAAAATATCTTATTGCAATCAGGCCACACACTATTTCTCCACAATATCTTAATGCAATTAGTCAATCAATGAGCGAAATAATGGAAAATAGGCTTCAAATAAATATTGTTCCAGGATACATCAAAGATCATGAACAGTCTATTGGTGGAATAGTTGGAAACGTAAATGATTTGTCTACTCCTTTAGAAAGATCAAAATATACTGTTGATTTTATTGAGTCTCTTGGCAAAATGATAAAAAGTATAGATCATTCTACTAACGCAGAAAACGAACCATTAAAAAATAGCCTAGATATTTTTATTTCTACAACAAATAGTTATGTATTAGAAGCAGTAAAAAAGTATAATAACAAAATCATACTTCCATACCACATATATAAAAGAGGGTTTTGGTCAGATGTTCATAAAGATCCTTCATTAAAAATTCCTATCGATATCAAAGACACTGAAGTAATGATAACCATGACACCTATTATTAGAAAAACTGAAGAAGAACTTAAGTCATTGCACAACTACTCCTTAAGGCCAGTGTGGAGAAAAGGAGAAGTTCCAAAAGTAATAGATGACACGGAATACTTTACTCATGAAAGTTTTGATGAGTTTGTTAATACTCTTGAGCAAGATGGCATAAACCATTTATTAATAAATGCTGTGCCAAGGCAAGAAAGGAATATTATTATTCCATTTATAAAACAGTATCTGGATTCTAAACAATGACAAACTTTAAATCATATGATCAACTTGAGTTTGAGCCATTAGGAATTTGCAGTGTTATTGGCTGCGACGCTGATGGAGAAAAATTATCTAGCACTGAGACAAGACTTCTAGATGTTTGTTTAAATCATTACACACAACTACAAAAATCGAGGGAATAAATGAAAGAAATATTACTATCACTATCAGTAGGGCTTACTTTAGGCATAATTATCCTATCAATAAGCGCAATATCCCCAATTAAGATTCCAATCCCTGCTCCCCCAGTTTTTGCTGGAGTTGCTGGTATAATTGGATTATGGCTTGCTCAACCAGTTTGGACAGCCATATCGAAGTTCATATCCTAGGAGGAATAAAATGAATGAACAAATTAAAAATGCACTAGCGTCATACGGACGATCAGTACTTGGAGCAGCAACAGCAATGTATGCCTCTGGTGTAACTGATCCACAGACACTAGCATACTCACTACTTGGAGCACTTGTGCCCGTAGTATTGAGAGCAGCAAATCCATCTGATCCAGCGTTCGGTAGAATGCCATCAGTAAAAGACGTAGATGTTGCAGTTAAGAATGCAAAGGTAGTTAAGAAGACTGCCAAGAAGGCTCCAGCAAAGAAGTCAACTCGCAAGAGTGGCGGAGGCGGAACAAGCCATAACGTATTGTAATCAAAAATACAAATAAGATTTGACGGTTGTTATTTGACAGCCGTCTTTTCTTATGCTATAATATTTATGCCTGCCCATATGGGGGGTAATTTAACTTATTCGCTTGAAAGGGGAATAAAATGAAACAAACATGGTCAACACTGGATCTATTTAATGATCCTTTTTTTATTGGCTTCAACAGAGAGTTGAATCGCCTAAACAATGCATACAAAACAAACTCACAGTCATATCCACCTTATGATCTTATCAAACTAGATGAAGATACATATAGGATATCTCTTGCGGTTGCTGGTTTTTCCAAGGGAGATATTGATGTCTCAGTAGACAATGGAACTCTTATTATTAAGGGAGAGATTGTAGATGTAATAGATGCAGAGGTAGTCCATAAGGGTATAGCAGGACGAAAGTTCGTAAGATCTTTTGCTCTTGGTGAGTATATGGAAGTGACCTCGGCAGAACTAAAAGATGGCATGCTAAATGTAAATGTCATCAGGGTAGTTCCAGAAGAAAAGAAACCTAAGTCTATTAAAATTAAGTAGTATAATAGACAGTATTCCGTCATGATACATGCAGTTGCTTATAGCAACCTTATTGCTGAGTACGGAGGACCAGGGTAATTACCTGGGGGACCTGAGCAAGTCTACTAAACTGCTCCATTATT